TATGGCCTTCCGGTGCAGACGACTCAGAAGTTCCAGCGCGGATTCGACTTGGCAAAAGCCATGGATGTGCTGGATAAAGGATTGAGAGAGGGAGAGGTTCCTCTTGAAGATACTACTAATTTTGAAACCAACATGAGTCCTCACCTTCTATCTCGGGCTGGTCAAGAGTATCTGCGTCGTAACGGAATCACGTGGTAGCATCGTAATACAAAACGAAATTCGGCATGGAGCCTCTATCTTAAGCGGATAGGGGCTATTTCATGCCCAAGGAGGTATGATCTTTGAATCCCAATACGATTTCGGCCGCCGGTCTTGGCCGTGAAGCGAGCGCCCTGTACAAATCCCTGGGTGGCGCTTTCAAAATGGGCTCGGACTTGTACGGCAATTTGACGGAAGGCACCATATCGAAGCTGCAAAAAGCTCTCGTGGCGTCGCCTTCGACTCCCGGTGGGCCCGGTGACGGCTCCAGCCTGATTCCCCAATCTCTGGCCAGGACCTTGAAGAACGTTACGTTCAAAATGTCCAATATCAAACTCTGGAAAAACATCGTCAAGCAAGAAGCGTATGCCATGACTGAAGAGTACGACCAGCTCTTAGACTATGGTTCCAGGGGTGGGGTATTCACCTCCGCCATGGCTACGCCTCAAGGTAATGATTCGACATTCAGCCGGGTTCAGGTGCCGATGAAGTATCTGGCCACGGCTTACGCAACCGACATCGCGATCATGTCCACTGAAGTAATTGGCGGCAGTGCGGAGGCTCTGCAAATCAACAACGCCACCAGGTTCCTGTTGGGTGGGCTTGAAAGAGAGCTGTTTTACGCAGATTCTTCTCTGCTACCTACCGCCTTTGACGGATACAAGAAAATAATAACGGCTTTTGCTAGCAGTAACGGATTCAACAACGTTATCATCAATGCCGGCGCCCAGCCGCTGACCATAGATATGCTTGAAAATGCGGCTCAAGCGATCCAGGACAACGCCGGTAGCCTGGAAAACGGACAATATAGGGTATATATGGCACCTCGCGTGCAGTCGTACTTCTCCAAGACGTACTTCCCCGCGCAGCGTACCATGATTGACGAAGCGCGGCGGATAAAGGGCGAGTTGGTGGTTGGCACTCCGGTGTGGGGATACCAGTCCACTTACGGCCCCATGCCGTTTGTGAACGACATTTTTTTGAATCCTGACGTACCTGTTACGCTTGCCATCCAGAACGCTCCGTCTATCCCGACCGGAGTTACCGCTACCTTGAACACCTCCGGGGCGGCAGTACAGGGCTCCATGTGGACCAACCCGACCAGCGCATCCAGCTATGGTGTTGGCTATGCCGGCGGTCCTGTGTCGTATGCGGTAGAGGCCGTCAATTCCGCTGGTCCCAGCCAGCTTTCGGCGGGCACCACCGCAGTAATGGTAGGTGCTGGCGATTCGGTCACTGTCACTTGGAACCGCGTTACCGGAACCGATGCGGCCAATTATTACCAGATCTACCGCTCCATGAACGGCGGCCCGTGGCTGCCAGTTACTCGTGTGGCGGATGCCGGCACCGGTACCACTCAGTCCTGGACTGACCTCAATACGGTGGTGGCCGGCAGTTACGACGTATTTATTATCAACCATGACAGTGAAGAGGGCTTCGTATTCAAGCAGCTGCTGCCGTTCTTCAAGTGGCCGCTGCCTATCCCGGCGCTTGCCCGCTACTTCGCCATTGCGTTGATCGGAGCGCCTATCTGCTACGTGCCGTCTCGTTGCGCAGTCATTGAAAACATTCAAATTACCGGCGGCGAGGAAGCTCCGGTCCAGCTTACGTAATGTAGCAAGGGCGTGATCTAATGGCCTGGACGGTTTACAACTCCGGCCCATTGGCGCTGAACGTGACCGACATCGCAATCCCGCAAGAGATCGGTCCGAGCGAGTCTGGAACATTCGAACTTGCTGATTTCATGCAAAGCACGATCCTGGCCGAGGCCGTGGCCTCCGGTGGTGTATGCGTGGTGGATTACGGGGACTTCAGCCCGTCAAACGGCTGGTCCCCGATTGTCTACCATCTCCATCCGTTGGCTACGGAAACAGCCAGCGGGCAGAGCGATCCGGTTACCTTGGCGCCGTTCTCCGAGTATATCCTGTATCTCAACGTGACAGCGCTTGGTTCGTCGTCCAGTGTCGCCATCGGCTACCAACCTCTTGTATGGTCCCGGACAACCAATTCCATCATCTATTTACCGCCCATACAAGAGATAGCGGCGGTATCAGCCGTGGGCGCAATCCGCCAGGTATTGAACGAACCGCCCGATATCGCCGGCCGGTTTACCTGGACGGTGACAGGCTCCGCTACATTTGAACTCTGGTTACTGGTGAGGTGATGCCGGTGAAGGTCCGAATACCCAACGGGCATGTCAAGGAGCTCAGGGTGATCAAGAACGTTCTGTACTTTGAGGATGACGGATGGGCATATGCAAATCACCTAACAGCTAAAGAGTTGGAAAGGTGCCGAATGTTTCATTTCACCCTCCTTGAAGACAGAGCGGACAAGAAACTACCTCAATCGCCCATTTCTGAAGTCGGAACGTCTATTCCCAGTGAATCTCCTATTGAAACCCCTGTGCTAAATGAAACTACCAATAACCAGGAAGGCGAAGCCGCAGAGACTCCGCCAAAGGAACCTCCATATAAGTCATTGCCGAGACAGGGCGGACGGTTCCAGAAAAGGGGGGAATAATTAGTGCCTAGTCTTTTCAACATGCCGCAGTATGCGAAACGGCTGTCCACGTTCATCTTAATGGCCGCTCAAGGGCCGAAAGATAATCTGGTCAACGATATGGCTCTCCCGCAGGGCGGCGTAAACGATGACAATTTGTTTGGTGCCGAGGGTACCGGTACAACCAATGCTACGGTGGGAACGACCCAGGCGATTACCCATGGTCTGGGAGTAACTCCCTCCGTATCTGACATTATTCTGACTCCCATGTCCAATGGCGTGGTGTATCTTGACCCGAACAATCCGCCCACCACGACCACGTTCAACGTGTTGGGGAGCGCCGCGAGCCTTTCTTTTGCCTGGAAGGTTATAACCAACGGACCCGGAAACAGTTAAGGTGGTGGAATAGGTGGGCCAGGCGTTTCGGGGCCAAGTTGACCCCATACAACACGAGCAGCTTGTTTGGGTGCCGCGCAGTTCGGATGTCTACGGCGGAGGAAGCCAGGGGCATAGGCTGGTAGGGCTTGTGTATGGCGAGGAAGTGCTGTTCGATGACAACAACGGCACTATTACCGATACCAAAACCCATATGTCCTATGCTCCTTCTGCTCCCAATCCTACCGGCACCAATTTTGATCAGGTGTACGCGGTGTACAAAACGGCGCTGGTGCTGTCCACACTGAACCAGTCGGTTAGTTTGCAGCCGGTATGGTCGCGCGATAGGCAGAATTGGTATGCCTTTGGCTCTCCCGTGACGGTATCGGCCTACAGCGGCACTGGCAATCCGCAATCGGCGGTGGTGCCTCTTTCAACACCATCGCAATACGTGCCCTATGTCGGGCTCCAGGCCATCTGCACAACGGCCCCCACAAGCGGGGCGTTGAATGCATGGCTGGAGCGGCTGGGGTAACTGGGAGGGATAATTTTGTCTGTTCCGGTCGTATTCCCGCAGTTTGGCGGGCAGAGCACGGTCAGCGCAATATCCACTCAATACCCGTTCACTCCTGGGGTGGATGTGCTACATGACACCCCTGCCGGGATAGGCGCTCTTGCTGCCAGCGATGGGCTAAGCGTGGGCGAGCTCGTAAAAACGGGGACGTTCAGCGTTTCCGCTGCGGCTACCGGGGCGCAGAGCGAAGCGGTAACCTTTACCAACGCATTCCCGACCGCCTGTGACGCTGTGGTATTTGGGCTCACCAGTCTGGGTTCCACGGCAGCCGTCGTCAACGGCGGTCCGGTAGCATCGAGCGTGTCCAAAACCGGCTTTACCGCGACCGTTAACGTTACTACAGCCGGCGCCGGCAGCGTCACGGGGTACTGGATAGCCTTCGGACATTGAACCAAAAAGGGGGGATAAGCGGTGGCCTTGCAAACATGGCAGACATATCAGCCTGCATATCGGGCCGACATGCAATTTGTGTATGGCAATCCGATAATGGATCTAATTCCGCCGGATTTCGTCATACAGTATTATCTTCGCGGGCTGCCGCTTACGTCCACCGTTACCGGGGAATCGCTGGAAGGTATCGTGGAACAGAAAATCCACGCTGCTGTCGGCGAGTTTGAAACCCGGATGAACACGTTCATCGTAAAGCGCAAGATACTCTCCTGCGTAATAAATCAGGAACCGGTGATAATCACCGACCTTAGCACTACCCAGAATCCCTGGGGAATGGTAAGCGGCACTCCCGCCGTCGCCGGAGTGGATTATGATATCCTCGAACCGCCATATGACTACACGTCTCGGCGGTTCGAGAAGTGGATGTTGGTCAAAACCAAGCATCGCCCCGTTATCTCGATAGACTGGATGATGTTTGCG